ATGCTCTTTTAACTTCGTCTCCAGCCGCCCATTCACAATGAAGAAAGTATGTGATTTTATCTTCTAAGGTCATTTTTTTGACTCCCTGACTGGTTAAACTCCTCATAATATAACCCTACGCTAAGTATTATGGGTGTGTAAAGAAAAAAACGCACTTATTGTAAATTTTTTTTGCCCTAGCTATACTGACCATACGCAGAAAGGCGGTTTTTATGGCAAAAGTGATAGATTTCCCCAAGAGAGAGCTGGACATAAAGGTTACTCTGGAAGATGACGAGGAACGGCTGGACAGCCTTGAGGACAGAGTAAACGCCCTAGCCGAGATTATGGACTTGAACATACAGGGGCTGTTCCACGTTGTTGATGCGGATGCTGAGGAAGTGATGATGACCTTGTTGCAATTATCCGCTATCTGGGCTGTGAGAGCCGGATTACCGCCAGAGGAATACGAAGAGCTAGTAAGAAGCACTAGACTGGAGATTGTTCACGATGTCCCCTAAAGCTCCCAAAGACCCCCGTTTAGCCAGAGCAGGGGTGTCGGGCTATAACAAGCCTAGGCGCACACCCAGCCATCCGACCAAGAGCCATGTCGTTGTTGCCAAGGAAGGTGACAAGATTAAGACCATCCGCTTTGGACAGCAGGGTGTTTCTGGTGCTGGCAAAAGCCCTAAAACGGCTTCTGAGAAAGCACGGCGCAAGTCTTTTAAGGCCAGACACGCATCGAACATTGCAAAGGGCAAAATGTCGGCGGCGTATTGGGCTAACAAGGAAAAGTGGTAGCCCTTTATAGCAAAACGTAAATCTGATATTATCAGCAAAACAGGAGGCTTTTATGGCATACGGTAAAAAGAAATCAGGCGGGAAAGTCAAAACAGGTAAATACTGTGGCGGCAAGTAAAGGCTTATATGCAAATATTCACGCCAAGAGAAAGCGCATAGCCGCTGGCTCTGGGGAGAAAATGCGTAAGGTTGGTAGCAAGGGTGCGCCAACCGCTAAGGCGTTTAACGCGGCGGCTAAGACAGCTAAGAAGAAAACAAAGGCAAAGGCATAATGGCGCAAGGTCTGCTAGGTGATTTTCAGCCGCAAGGCGTGGGTTATGGTAACTCTTTGCTAGAAGAGCCTGTTCAGTACGATACCAGCACTGGTCTTGGCGCTGTTTCTGAGGTTGTGGGCAACACGTTTTTAGAGCCTGCCTATCGTGCATATTTAGACGTTGGCAACACTATGGGCGATATTATGGCAAACCGCCCGATACCGATGAGCCGCTTGCAAGACGTAGCGCAAAGAGCAACAACAGACCTTACTGCAAGCAGTTTAATCGCGGGGCTACCATCTCGCATGGCGGCGGCTGAAGCTGGTCAGACCATGCTTGGGGCTGGTGGTGGCAATATACCCAAGCCTTCTGCGATAAAAGACCCTATGATTGTTATGCATAATATAAACGAACTGCCCCTGCAAAGAGCCTATGAAAGAGGCGGAATCCCCGTTCCATCATTGGCAATAGCAAAAGCTGACGAACCCTTGTTAGGATTTGGTGAGTTGTCACTAATTGGCGACCCTTCAATGGCAAGGCCGAGCGCGAAAAATCCAGTTTATAAAACTGACGCATACACTGTTCGACAGCCTAGAACAGAAATCATGCCAAACAAAGAATCAGTTTTGTTTTCGGCAAAAAGCTACACAGACCCCATAAAGAAAATGAGGTATATAGACCCCACTGACGTAGCTGAAGATTTATTAAATAAAGACTTTTATGGTGCTGGGTCTGTTGCTTTAAAAGCGGCTTTTCTGAAGGAAAGAGGCTTACTGCCTTCATTGGAAAATTTTAAAGATGAGTATGCCTTTAATAAATTCGTGAGAAACGCGGCGGATGAGCAATACGGGTACAATAATTGGTTTTTAGAGCAATCAGAAAAACTAAAATCTGCTGGCGGTTCAGCTAAAGAAAGAATATTTTTAGGGTTCACCCCGTCAGGAAATAGAAGGTACACTAGCGCCACTCTTGCTAATTTGGTCAAAGAGATGAAGGGAAAGGGCGCTGGAGCAGAGGGCATGAAAGGCACTGTTTCATCTTTAAGAGGAACAATAGCTGAAAAATTTAAGACCGAAAAAGAGGTAAAAGAATCTAGAGGATTGCTCGGAAAAGAAGAGAATTTTGAGGAGCTTCACGCCGATGCTAGTAAAATTTACTATGACGTTTTGGATAGAATAACTCAACAAACTGGCTTTGAAAGAGATGGCGCGGAAGATATCCTTGAGTATATGATTACTGGCGGCGATAGACAGCTTAGAGACTTTGCAGATGAGCCTTCAAAAAAAGTTGACTTCAATACGGCAGAGGACATTGCCGATTTGGCTAAGTTGTTGAGGTCTTTGCCAACGGAGTATTTTGAGGTCAAGCCCCAGCGCGGGGTTGGTCTGGGAGAGTTTAAGGGTGCGATTGTTCCCTCAAATGTCGAGCAGTCAACTTTGGATGCACTTCGTGAGTCTGGCATTACAAATATTAAAAAATATGACACACAAGAGCAGAGGGCTAAGTTAGTGAAGGACTTTGGCGACCAATTCTTTACGTTGCCTTCATCCCCCGTGCCTATGTCTGGGCTTCTTGGCGAAGAGAAAATGTCTGGCGATGAAATGCTCAAAGCTGGAATTATATAAGGAAAAGCAAATGACCCTATGTGAACATTGCCCATACCCGCACCGTTGCAAACCGCAACAGCGGTGTATAGCCTACAAAAAGGGCGGCGTATCTGTTACATTACCAGAGCCTGTATCTCATCCAGTTATGACCAGCAGTGGCATTGGCATGACAGGCAAGACAAAACCCAAGAAAAAGAAGGCGGCTAAGAAATGAATTACGGCAAAGGCAAGAAGGTAAATATCGGCACACCTGCCCCGCGTCCAAGCATGGGTATGCGGAACGAAGCGGCAATCAACAAGGGTATGTACCGCGAAGAGGGTGGCCAGATGGTTGCCAACATTCCGACCCCTAAGCGCCGCCCAAAGAAGGTTTACAACGGCGTTACAGGAAACTTCTCAAGCGATAAGTAATGGACGTAGTTCGGGTAATGAGAAGGCCGCCCCGCGCCAAGGTGCGTAAGGTAGAAGAGGTGGCAGAAACATACGAGAGATGCTCTGGTTGTGTCTCTCGCAAGATGTGTGACGCGCAGACCAAGTGTTTGCATGGCACTAAGGCAAAGCCAAAGGGAAAGAAAAATGGCCGAAGAAATGGACGAGTATCAGCTTAACAGCATTGTTTCGTCTGAGATACGCGATAGCTTGAACCACTTTGACCAAGAGTTCAGCCAAGAGCGTATTCGCGCTATGGACTTCTACCTTGGCGAACCTATGGGCAATGAAGTCGAGGGGCGCTCCCAAGTGGTCAGCACGGAAGTGTCTGATACAGTTGAGGCTATCATGCCCAACCTTATGCGCGTCTTTACGTCAAACGATAAATATGTGCGCTTCAATGCGAGAACAAGTGAGGATGCTGAACGCGCCGAGCAGATATCTGACTATGTGAACTACGTTATCAACCACGACAATCAGGGCTATAAAGTCCTGTATAACTGGTTCAAGGATGCGTTGCTTTTCCGTCTGGGCGTTGTGAAGTATTACTATGACGAGCAAGAGGACATCCGCGAGGAAGAATACGAAAACCTGAACGAGACTGAGCTGGCCGCCCTTCTTAGCAACCCTGATATAGAAGTTATCGGCGTTATTGAAGAGCAGGCTGAGGGCTATGAAGAGGACATGATGGGCGATATGGTTGCCGTCAATATGTCTTACAGCCTGAAAGTTCGGGTCAAGGAATCCAAGGGCAAGATTAAAATCGAGAACGTGCCGCCAGAGGAGTTCTTGGTAAACCGCCGTGCCACCTCATTAGAGGACGCTCACTTTGTTGCACACCGCACAGTGATGACTGTCTCCGACCTAGTGGCTATGGGCTATGACCGCGATGTGGTCGAGAAGTATGCAGGCTCTTACAGCCTAGATGTTGATGAGGAGCGCACAAACCGCTTTCAGGACATTGAGGCGAATACAGGCATTGATGCGGCTGACCCAACACTGGCCGAGGTGATTTATTATGAGTGCGTGATGCGCGTGGATTATGACGGCGATGGGATTGCCGAGCTTCGCCGCATTTGTGCCATTGGCGAGGGTGCGGATGAGATACTGCACAATGAGCCATTTGACCATGTGCCATTTGCGGTTGTCACTCCGATTATGATGCCGCACCGCCTTATTGGCCGTTCTATCTATGACATGACAGAGGACTTGCAGGTTATCAAGTCGACTCTGCTACGTCAGTACCTCGACAGCGTATATACCAGCACCCTACCCCGCATGGGTATTGTCGAGGGTCAGGTAAATATTGATGACGTACTGGACGGCACTGCTGGCGGTATTATTCGTATGCGTCAGGCTGGTATGGTTCAGCCGATTAGCGGCACACCTGTAGGCGGTGAAGTGCGGCCTTTGATGGATTACATCGACAACCTGAAGGAACAGCGCACAGGCATGAGTAAGGCTTCTCAAGGTCTGGATGCTAACGCCCTTCAAAGCACAACAGCTTCTGCTATTA